GGACGTATAGTTTATAAAATCTATTAATAGCTGTTTTTCCGTTATTCAACCCAAAATAAAAATGATATGGTGCTCCAACCACAGTAACTGATGATGTTGTTATTGATGCACTTGGGGCTCCTTGTAATATGTTGGCCAAAGGTGTTATTGGTAATGGATCACCGTTTATATCGAAACTTGCCAAATAACCAAATTTGGTTAAGTTTGTTTGATATTTACCCGGAATACTTGTGAAGTCCAAATCTTGATATCTTTTTTGATAAAATCCTGAATTGGAGCTAGCGTTTGTAAACCAATTATTATCTTCAGATCCAAATATATTTGGTGTTCCAACAACATCTTGAGGAGTTGTAATTGCCCATCTATAATGAGGAACAACTTGTGATTTTGGATATCCAAAAGACTCTTCGATCAATGGTGTAAAACTATAGGTTTCAATACCTGGTGACATAATTTTTCTGTATCTCAACTCATCGGTATTTGCGGTAAAAAACAATCCCATAATAGGTCTTATTTTTTTTGGTGGAAGTGCGTTTGGAATACCATTTTGATTATCTCCAAAATAAATGTAATTTGCTGAAGGAATGTTTTCTGTAATAAAAGGTAAAACTTTCCATTCAGAATTTATTGACAACATTTGAGCAAAATCACCATCAATTCTATCTCCACCTCTATTACTGTTGAAAAATTGTATTATTCCAACACCTTCACCACTACTTTGTCCAATATTAATTGGTAACATTCTGTTTCGTGTCCCCTCATTAGTTAATCTTGATAAAAATCCTAATTGTATAATATCTGAATTATCTTGATAAGAAGTAGTTTTTATTTGGTCAACGTAATATGAACCCGCAGATTGAGTTTGATTAGATGAACAACAAATTTCATTTGTGAATGAGTCTCTTGGGCCTAAATCAACAATTGTGGTTGGAAATTGAATTTGTTTGGAATTAAATCCGGTGTATAAGTTTGTATTTTGGGAAGGTATAGGAGCGTCTTTTCCAATGAAATCTGATCCGTTCCATGGTGATGATCTATAGTAAAACACATTGGTCAGTGAGTTAAATACAATGACATCATCACAATATTTGTAGTTCGCGATTCCTGTCAAATTGAATGCACTTCTTTTGTTGAAACTATACATATATAAAACCCCGTTGATCCAATTGTTTTGGAACACTTGAGCAAATACTCCACGACAAGCAGCAAAGTTCATCATAAATCTAACTTTCCATTCCAAAAACAATCTTATGTCGTCTAAAATTTGTAGAATATAGGGTCTGTTGATCAAACAATAACAACCATTGATCATTCTATCTTGTGGAACATCACATTGTCCTGCCGGTAATACTCCAACATTATTTCCTGAACCACTATAACAAGCCAAAGGAACCATCCCTTCACATGTCAAAGTAGATGTCAATCCCGAAATCACGTCATCAGAGTCTTGAGATTCTCCCGAAGCTGGATCACCACCAGCATAAATCGATGGTGCCGATACAATTCCGTTACTTGTGAAAATTGCAAAGTTGTTGTTTTGGTGTAGAGCGTATCCTGTTCTATTTCCCGCACCATTTTCAATTCCTGTTGAAGTTGGTAGTCGGTCACTTCTCATTATGATTCTGGACGAGTCAGAGAAACTGATTGGTGATAATGCAAATCTATAATAAGCGGATGAATATGAAGAACTCAAAACACCACCAGCACTATTAGACCCAAAGTTATTACTTGTGCTTTGTGATTTGTAATACTCACTAACCTGACATGAATTATTACAAGAACCACCACTATCAGTTTCTAAAGAATAATTAAACGAAGAGTTGTTAGACCATCCGGCAAATGAACCCCCACCAACATAATCAATCTGATTTCTCGGTTGTGTATATGAACTCACTTGTAAAAACCCTGTTGGTAAAATTAAAGAACCAACACTTTGCCAATTCATAAAAGGTGCTGGAATATATGAGGTGGATATTGCGTCATCGGTGCTTAAGTAGTAATACGGTAAATTTGACGTAAATGCTGTATAGTTAGAAGGACTAATATTAAAACTATAAGATGGGAAATATAAATGAGTGTCGGTATTTGAAACAGAATTATGACTTCTTGGTTTATTTCCCGATGGGTATGATTGAATTGGGATATTCAAATAATAACTCCCTTCTATTTCTACATTTCCGTTGGTTGTGTATCCGAAAATTGATGAAAGGTCATATCGTATAGTCTGTTTTGGGGTGTGTGGATCGACACCTCTTGTAAAAATACAAACTTCAAATGTTTCATATCCAGGGAGTAATCTAACCACATCGTTAATCGACCAAGCACTAAATGTATTTATATAATTAACAACATCACAACTTGGAACCGCAATTTGAACGTTATGGAACAAATAAGCCGAATTGTATGATCCTGAAGTCCCTAACGAACTATTTTCAAAATCCGAAACAGTCATACCTGTTATTAATTGGAAATATTCCATATCTGTAGCAAATTTCAAGTAGTCTTGTTCGACTAATGTGTTTCCTGTGACGGGTAGTTGTGAAACTTGGGGAACATCAATTATAATATTTGCCTGTGAGTTAGTTTGCCCGTTGGGGTCAGTTGGGTTTGCATAATTTACAACAACATTTGTTTGTCCCGTTATTGTTGTTCCTGTAATAGCATTGTTATTAAATTGGTTAGAAGTTCCTCCTGTTAAATTAAATTGTCTATTTGTAGATCCTGAATCAGTATAATTTGGATCTTGGAAAGTGCATAAATTTCCTACACCAATAGAACTTGTTGCACCTGCGTTCATAAGAACAACGACTACTTGGTCGTTAAATGTGGCACTTGCCTGATTTGTATTGATTGAGGGATTAACCCATGTTGATATTCTATTTTTACCTGTAAAATACTTATCTCGAGTATTGAATTCATTTAGTTTTTGAGGAAAAGTGTCGGTCAAAGGATATGCAAAATATCTTCTGTCGGCCGCAGCTCCCTTTTTTTCAGCAGACCACAAGAAAGGTTGTGGTGCATGTAATAAATAAAACTCGTTATTGAAAAGTCTATTTGGGTTATTGGAAGACAACACGTCATATCCTGATATGGTTCTTTTTAAATCTAGACTAGCCTGAACCACTACATCCAAAGATATGTCGTTATTATTTAATAATGTTTCGAAAGATTCATAATTTCCACCATATCCAAATCCACAATCGTATGGTTCGCTCCCATCTGCGAGTTTTAATAAATTGGGGTGTGTAATGTTATAAAGGTTTGCACTATTGACAGGGGCAATAAGAGTGTTAACTGTAGTCAAAGTCACGGTATATGGTAAATCACCAGCCCCATTATTATAATCAGTGGCCGCTTGTATTTGATTTCCAGTATCTTGATCCTCATTAATACCACAATCACACTCACAACTTGTGCAATCGGGATAAGCAATCATCGGTAATCCAATTCTTGGAAACCCTGGTATTTCAGGTATGTTGATATTAAAGATTCTTCTTATGGCGTTTACTATGGTTCTAATTAACTGCCATATTGCTGCCACAATGTGAATTACAAATATCAAAGACATTATTGGCCATGCCAAAATGTTTAATAATAAATTCACAACAAAGAATATAAAATCGAAATTTCTTATTATATCATTTACCGGAAAAGTGTTTACCGTTGATTTACAGCTTCTATTGTCAATTTCTTTAATTCCCAAATGTTTTCCTCTACCGATACCTTTTTTATATCTGTCTAAAAACATCGCAGTGGTATATACCTTATTGAACCCAAATTGATAAAAGGTGTCTTCACAATCGATCGCGTCTTGGACATTTACATAATCGTCCCAATCAGTGCTGAAAGCATAAGATTTATATACATCAAACAACTGAGCCGGTATTTGAGTAAAAGTAATATCTTGTGGTTGTGTCGGATCTATTGGAGTTGCAATAATTTGTATAGTATCCCCAATGTTAAGATTTATTGAATTCAAAGATCCAATATAAACGGATCCATTAATTAATATTTGAAAAGACTCTACGTTACTTGTCTGTGGATTAGATAAACCTTCTTGTGTTAGAAACACTACGGTGTTTCCTGTTGTAGCACCAACGGGTAATTGATAATTATAACTTCCAATCAAAGTAGGATCAAATGGATCGTTTGATGAGTTAGTCCACCCATATTCTTTAATGTTTGGAACCAAAAAATCGGCCCTCATAAAACTATTCTGAAGTCCTTGTTCGTTTTGCCATCTAAACTTGAATCTGTATTTCGCTTTAGTTGGAACTCCAACTTTAGGATCATTTGAGATTGCTAACTGACCAAATTCGTTGGTAAAAACATAATCTAAGTTCATTGGGACGTTTAATACAAATGTCCCATCACCATCAATTACTTTTCCATCTTCTTCAATCTGATATCTTTCCAAGATTGGTAATCCATTTGTGTCAGAGAAAATGGTTTGTCTAATTGCTTGTATTTCACCAGGACCCGCAATTATTTCACATAAGTTACCTGTGTTATTCTTGGGTTTGCAGGATACTTTTAGGGCGTCGTCATCGGTTGTTGAAATGATAGAACCCATAAATATTGCTGTTGGTTCTATTGTTAAATTAGCCTGTTTAGTAAGGTCAAAATCTACTCTAGTAATTCCAACTTGACATAAATCATTATCACCCCAAAAAGGTCTAACATCCACATCAAAAATTAAGTTTTTAATTTGTGGTAGTTCTTGTAAGTTGGTAGATGATTTGAATCTCGCACCATTTACTTGAGTTTCAGTCGCCAAACCTTGTCTAATCAAATCTTGTGGTGATAATGAAAAACAACCAATATCGGATAAATCTACATCCATAACGATTGTTTGTGTTCCAACAGGAACTCCAAAAATCATAAAATCACCACTTTCATTTGTTGTTACTGTAAATCTATAATATTTGTCAAATACTTCGATATATGATCCATCCATTAAAACATCCCCTTTGTTCGGAAACGATCCTGTTGAAACATGCCCATTATATGACGGCAATTTAGGAAGTAGATTATACCTATAACCATCCTCATTTGTGTCGGTGATTGTTTTGTATGGATATAATTCTGTAATCACAGGATCTAATTCATCTGCAGGCTCTAAAGGAATGAATACTGATACTTTAGCATTTGGTAAACCAAACCCATTATTTACAAATACTCTACCTGTTACAACTCCGTAATCGGCACAAAATCTCGTATAAACGTCGTTTGCCAAGATCTTCAAAGAAAGTATTTCTAATTGCTCCCAATCTTGTTCTAAATTGACGTTTATATATTTATCAACCCCAATTTGGGTTCTTATTCTATATGATTTGGGCATTTAATTTGGTTTTTTTCATAAATAGTTTATTTCCCATTTTCATAGAAAAATACACTTGATTACAAAAAAATAAATCACTAAGAGAAATTAACAGATGTTAGATTAAGAACTCTAACATTTATATCCTTATTTGGGTATCTAATCTGATATATTTGTGTTGGTGTTGCAAAAATAGTATCGGCGGTTGGTCTAATTTGTCTTGTTAAAGGATCTGAATATGGCATCGATGTTTGTGATGATGAATATTGTCCCCCAACTTGATTAAAGAATTGAATATCAGATATACTAACAATTCCATTTTCCGCCTGTATTAGTCTTCTCAACTCTGAAATATTAACGTTTTGACCGAGTTCTCTAACAAGAGGATTAAAGAAGTTTCCAATTATTTGAATTGTTTTTGCAACTATCGCTCCTTGGTTTTGACTATTGTCTAATACAACATCAACAACAACAGAAAGATCTATTGTTTCCGCAGCTTCAACAGAAATGTAATCATTTATCATTCTGTAGTTTGATAAGTAATTAGCTACGTTTTGTTTTAATGTGTTTGACACAACGTTTGTTAAAGTTCCGTTTGCATCATACGACAACATTTTAATTCGTATTTTGTTATTTTCTTCTGTAATCGCAACTTTTGCAGGTGCCCCAAATTGTGCCGGCATCGTTCTTAAAATTGAGTTGTAATCATTTACGGTTACCGCCCTGTTTTGAGCCGCAAAATTAAACGACACCATGTTTCTAACATCTTCGGTTGTTGGTGGATTTGCTCCTCCGATAGCTGCGGTCACATTATTACATTGTAAGCTGTTGATTACACTTCTATTTGCAGTCTCTGATGGTCCATTTACCGCAAATGAAACGGTCCCAATTTGATTAATTGTGTTGATTCCAATATTACTTGCCAAACCACCACCAATTCTATACTGAATAAATAATGTCGTATTAGGAGTAAGTGCGGCTCCCATTGCGTAATTATTCGTATATCTACTTAAATCAAATCCTTTACCATCACGAGCAAATTCTCTTAGTTGTTCTTCTGCCGAAATGTTACCACCACCAAATGTCAATTTACAATAACTTTCAGGTGTAAATTCAGAAATAAATTTATTTGATGTTGTTATATATCTTCCAACTTTAATTCCCGGTTGGTCTGAAACCTTGGTCGGATCTTCAATGAATACTCTGTCTTGAACCAAAGCATCTACCTCAAACCATCTTTCAGGACCAATTGTTAAAAAATCTTGTGGGTTTGGAATTGTCGAATATTGAGTTCCAGGTTTCAAAAGAACACTTGTAATTCCTAATACATTTTTTTCAGGTAAAAATAATTCAAAATATGGTTTAACATCATTCGGTGTGATTGTTCTTTTGAATACTTTTGTTATTCCGTTGACAACAACTTCTCTTTTGACAATTGTGTAATTCAATAACTTTCCACTAGAATCAAAGTTTGGTATTTTAACTCTATTTGGCGATCCTTCAGCGTTTATTGGTGATGCAAAATCAATATCATATACAGTTTCGAAAGGTTGTCCTCCACCATTAACTTGCGATCCTCTTCTTAAAACTCCACAATATCTAAGGTCCTCTCTATCTCCAAACGCAGGAACGGTGATTGAAAAATCAACTAAAGCCACAGACGGTCTTTGACCGGGAACTTTTAATCCGTAAGTTCTTGCAATATTATATATTGAGTTTTTTTGTTGGGCAAATTGTAATACGGTTTCTTGTATGCTTCTATCTATTTGATAATTAAGGTTGTCAGTAACGGCAGCATTTAGATCCATCATCACTGAGAAAATTCCAGCATCGTTAAAATTTTGAACTAAATCAGGATAATAAGTTCTTGTAAAATTGATAAGTTCAGTTCTAACCCCCTGAAAGTCTCTTACGGTATAGGATATTTTTTTTTCTGCCATATAACTTTAAATATTGATTATGACAAAATCTTGTGACTCAAAAGCCGAGTCTGTAATTCTGTAATCTATTTTTATTTTTGCGGTATGTTCCAAATTTGCAATGTTGGTTACTCTAAATTCTCTTTCACCATATTGGTTTATGGTGTCTCCTTTATTTTCTAAACCAGCAGATGCCGGCTCAACGGTAATGTTTGTAACTTGTAAGTTTGGCATATACGTTCTTATAGAGTCTTGGATTTCAGATTCTATATCTGAAAAAGTTGGCCCATCCAAGGGTTCGAATATATATTCATATAACCTTGATCCAAAATCGGGTAAAAAATATCTACTACCTTTTCTTGTTAAAAGTAAATGAACTAAATTTGCCCTAATTTCAGCCTCGGTTGAGTTTGTGACATCTAAATACCTACCGGTAAAAGAATCAACAAAAGGAAAAGAAATTCCATAAGTAATACCATTTGCCATATCACATATAAATATAGTATTGATATATTTTATATAAATAAAAACCCACCTTTTTGGGGTGGGTAATTATTAATATCTTCTTCTATATTGTTTTTGTCGGTAGTTTTCCCCCATAGTCCTTTTGTATCCTTGAGGTAACTCATCTCGATCTCCCATCTCAGAACGTCTTTTTTCACCAGTCCTTGGGTCCCAATAAAAAACACTACCTTCTTTTTCACCACTTGATGAACTTCTATTTTTTATCGGATCCATTTCAGGCTCATCTTCATACGTATCGTCAGGTCTCATCCTTCTTAACTCACTAGAATGTGAATTTTTTTTATCAGATCGTGCCATTGATGATGGATCGTCCTTTAATAATTTTGCCAATCCCATTAATAAAGCTGTTGTTCCCCAACTAACCGCTAAACCGGCTGCGAAAGGTGCTCCAACAGTTCCGGCCAATAGACCCCCAATTGCAATAGCCGCCGGAATTCCACCCCAAGCAGCAATATTTCCTGCGCCAATAGCGTGTAATACATCTGTCACTTCATCGGGATGAGGTAAATCATAAGTTGTAAATGTGTATGAAATTCCATTATGTTTAACTTCGAAATCCCAACCATCAGTAAACTCGTTGAATACCATTTTTTCTATGGTAATATTTGATAAATCGCTAATATTAAAAAGTGCCATGAGTTAATTAAAAATCTAAATTTTTAACTTTAATTCCTTGAGTATTTCTTTTTAATCCTGACGGTGTTGTATCATCAGTTCTAAAACTACAAACAACATCTCCGATTGCGGTTCTTTTGAAGTGGTGAAATGTTCCTTTGTTTCCGTGATATTCACCTTTTACTTCCAATTCACCATAAACATCTTTTAGTTCATCTTTCGACATCTTCAATATCTCAGATTTACTTGGGTTCTTTTTAGATTCACTAATAACTTGTTTAACAATACGAGCGAGATCTGACTCAGTAAGTCTTATAATTTTTTTCATTTTTTTATTATTTAATAAATAAATATGACGATATAAAAAAAAAATCACCGATTTCTCGGTGATTTATAATATTCTATGAAGAACATCCAAAACATTCAAAATCTGAATCTGTTGGTCTTGTAGGAATAACACCTTCTTTTAATATTCTATCAGGTGGTGATGGAGGTGGAGTTTGTTTTTTTGACATATCTAAGGCCAAGTGTTTTGCTCCAGTTGATATCGCTTTGGTTCTAACATAATAACAAAGTGTCTTCAAACCGCTTTCCCATGAGTGGAAATGTGATGATGTTATTTTTGATAATGTTGGGTTTGCCATATAGATATTCATTGATTGTGACTGATCAATAAATGGTGCTCTATCGGCCGCCATATCAATAAGTTGTTTTTGTGATATCTCCCAAATAGTTTTATACTTAGGAATTAAGTGTTCAATACGTCTAACTTTCTTATTGTAATTCTTATCTTCAGGATCCAAATAGTTATTAAAATTAATATTTTGAATTGATCCTTCATTAATGATGATTTCATTTTTTAAATCTTCAGACCAAATTCCAATTTTTTCAAAATCATTAATAAGATATTTGTTAACAATAATAATTTCACCACCAACGACTCTTCTATTAAATAATGCTGAATGCGCAGGTTCAGTCATTTCAAATGAACCTGTAATCTTAGCTGAAGACGCCACAGGCATTTGTGCTGTAAATAATGAATTACAAACTCCGTATTTTGAAACGTTTTCTTTTAATTTACTCCAATCCCACATTCCTGAAAGTTGTGTTTCATCAACACCCCACATATCAAATTGGAATTCTCCTTTCGACATTGGTGATCCTTTAAAGAATTTGTATGGTTCATATTTTCCATTCATACACAACTGGTTACTTTCGTAGATGGCTGCGTAATAAATTGTTTCAAAAATATCTTTGTTTAGTTTTTTTGCCCCTTGAGACGTAAAGATGTAATCCATTAAGTAGAATACGTCAGCTAAACCTTGTGTTCCAATCGCAATGGCTCTTTGTTCTAAACCACCTTTTAAACCTTTTTGAGTTGAATAATTGTTAATGTCAATTACTTTGTTCAAAGATCGAACAACCTTTCTAACTTCAGTAAATAACAACTCAAAATCAAACTTACCTCCTTGAATAAAGTTTTTTAACACCATTGATGATAATGTGCAAATCGCTGTAGTCTCTTCATCAGTATATTGGTAAATTTCATTACAAAGATTTGATTGTTTAATTACACCAATGTTTTGGTGATTAGTTTTTCTATTCGCACTATCTTTAGCGCATAGGTAAGGAACACCAGTCTCAACTTGAGATTCAATAATCTTAGTCCAAATATCTTGAGCCTTAACTTTTTTACCTAATCCCATTTGAACCGCTTGATTATACGTTTGTTCGTATTCATCACCATAACTTTCTTGAAGTGCTTTTAATCCTGCTTTTTTAATATCATTAGGACAAAACAAATACCAATCACCATTATTTTTAACGGCTCTCATAAAGTTATCAGGAATCCAAAGTGCTGTAAATAAATCACGAGCCCTTAACTCTTCAGCTCCGGTATTCTTTTTAATATCTAAAAGATCAACAATATCTTTATGCCATGGTTCAAGATAAATCGCCGCAGATCCAGGTCTACGACCTTGTTGATTAAAGAATCTTAGTGACTCATTTACAATTTTAAGATATTTTAATAATCCACCAGCATATCCACCTGAAGTGGTAATTCTACTTTCTTTACTACGAATATTAGACATTGATAATCCAATACCGGCAGCATCAGATGAAAATGTTGAGATGTCGTTTAACGTATCCAACAATCCTTGTCTTGAATCTGAATCATTATAATGTAAAACACAAGATGCCAATTGAGGAACCTTAGTTCCCGAATTAATCATAATTGGTGTTGCCTTTGATATTAACTGATTAGATAGTGATTTGTAATATTCCAACGCATCAGTTAAGTTATCAGTTACCCACAATGCAACTCTCATATACATGTGTTGAGGTCTTTCAATTACTTGACCATTAGGTCTTTTTAGTAAATACATTTCTTGAAGTGATCTCCAAGCAAAATAATCAAAGTTGTAATCATTTTCGTGGTTGATTGCTGCATCAATCGTATCTTCACCATACTCTTTAATGGTATCAATTAACTTTTCATTAACAATCCCATCTTCACATAATAACATCATAGTTTGTGAAAAGCTATCGTTAGTTTCTTTGTGGTAAGATGAAATTGCAACAAAGGCGGCCAATTTAGAATAATCATAATGACTTCCCGTATATGAAGCGGCAATCTCGTAAACTAATTTATCTAATTCTTTAGTTGTGATCTCCCCTTCTGTTGGAACTGACGTAATCACTTTGATAAAAATTTCATCTGAATTAACGTTCAATCCCTTAGCAGCTCTTTTAACTCTATGATAAATTTTCTGTGGGTTAAATGAGACTGACTCTCCGTTTCTTTTTAATATTTTTAATGACATAGTATATAATTTAAAAATCGTCCGTAAAACTTATTGTTTCATTCAATTTGGCCTTTTGGTATTCCATTGTTCGAGATTCAAAGAAATTACCTTTTGTTTCAATGGCAATTTGTTCCATAAACTTAAAAGGTTGATCTACATTGAATTCTTTACTACAACCCATTTTTACTAACAAACCATCGACTACAAACTCTAAGTATTGTTTCATTAGATTAGAATTCATACCAATTAATGAAACAGGAAGTGATTCAGTAATGAACTCTTTTTCAATTTCAAGAGCTGATAATAAAATCTCTTTAATTCGTTTTTCAGAAGGTTTATTTTCTAAATGGTTGTTTAATAAATGAATTGCAAAATCACAATGTAAGTTTTCGTCTTTGAATATTAGAGAATTTGCGTTACACAATCCTTGCATGATTCCTCTTGATTTCAACCAAAAGATAGAACAAAATGAACCTGAGAAAAATATTCCTTCAACAGCGGCAAATGCAACTAAACGTTCGGCAAATGATGCGTTTTCAATCCAGTCTAACGCCCATTTAGCCTTCTTTTGGACTGCCGGTAACCTATCAATAGCATTAAAGCACTCATCCTTTTCTTTTGGGTTGTTGATATACGTATCAATTAATAATGAATACATTAATGAGTGAATGTTTTCCATTGCCAACTGAAATCCGTAGAAAAATTTTGCCTCAGGATATTGGACTTCTCTATAGAAGTTTTCGGCCAAATTTTCATTTACAATACCATCCGATGCCGCAAAGAAGGATAAAACGTTTTTAACAAAATACTGCTCATTCTCTGTTAATTTTTCCCAATCTCTAATATCATTGGTTAAATCAACCTCTTCTGCCGTCCAAAATGCTGCTTGGTGTTGTTTATAAAATTCCCATATATCATTGTGTTCTATTGGAAATATCACAAATCTACTAGGATTTTCTACTAATATTTTTTCCATGTTTATAATTTAATTATTTTGTTAATTTGTTTGTGTTTCTTTTTGTTTTCTTTTTTCAAGAAGTTCCCTAACTCTTTGTCGTTGTCTTTCCTCTTTTTGTTCTTCAAGACCAAGGAAAGTCATTGAACTTTCAGTATCAATTTCAATCATGGCATTATCAAATTTACAATTTTCAAATACCACACCATCATCACCAATTCGAGACTTGGTTATTGCAATTGTTGCCAACTTTAATTCTTTTTGTTGTAAGGTTTTTGCTACCGATATAATAACGTGTCCAACTTGTGCCTTTTTAATTGATCCACCCATTTGATCTGTGGTCACAACTTCTGAAGATATTGATGACCTGTTTCCTTGTGTTGCGGTCCATCCAACTAAATTCATTTCGTGACACATAGCCTCAAATGCCCTCATAACAGACCCCTCACTTTTCCATTCGTCACCAAGATTCTTATCAGGAACTATACAATCAATATAATCTAAAACTACCATATCAATTTTGATCCCGTCAGATACCATTTTTCTAATTTGGTTTTTGATTTGTAACATCGTAAGTGTATCTGATGGTAATTTTTTCAAAATCAACTTGTTTGGCATCGTATCTTCAATCTCTTTAACTTTGGTCATAACTTCATCCTTTTTTTCTGACAAATCGTCAGGGTGAACTTTAGTCCATAAAGTAAAGTGTTTTCTTTGAATCACCTTTGAGTTATCCTCAAAGAAGATTTGAAGAACGTTAAATCCGAGATTAAATGCGTGGTTTGCCATCTTAGTTAGGATCGTTGATTTACCAACACCCGTAGGGGCTAAGATAACACCAATTTCTCCTTTTGCCAAACCACCCTTTAATAGTCTGTCGATTCCTGGAATACCCATCGGAATTGGGTGTCTGTAATCCTCTTCAAGAACTTGGTCAAGGTTTGAGAATACATCTAACATTGATGTATCTTTTGATCCGACCTGAAGGGCCGTCTTTACCATCTCTTCGAGGGTGTCG